AAAAAGTTTCCGACACTCACATGTGAGATGAGACTTAATAACGTTGATCTGAGTATTGCTGGTACAGCAGACTTGGTATATGAAAATAAAAACTATTTTTATATCGGAGATTTTAAAACGAATAAAGCTTTTAGATTTTATAGTGAGTATAATGAGTTTTTTAAGAAACCAGTAGATCATCTAGGGGTTTGTGAATTTAATACATACTCATTGCAGCTCTCACTATATGCATATCTATATGAATTAAGCAGTGGGAAAAAATGTAGCGGTTTAGTTATCTTTTATAAGATTAACAACGCTTGGTATCCAATTCGATTAAACTATATGAAGAAAGAGATTATTGCTCTAATTGAAGATTACAATAATCCCAATTAATCACTTTTAAGAATTGCTTGATATATTTTTCTCTATCAGGTCCATATTTTTTATAATAAGCATGCTCCCAAACATCAATACCAAGTAGTATATTTACATCCGAATCCATTAAAGGGTTATCTTGGTTGTTGGTAGATATTAATTCTAATTTATTACCCTTCTTAACTAGCCACAACCAACCTGAACCGAAATGAGCTAAAGCTTCCTCAACAAATTTAGCTTTAAAATTTTCAACGCTTTTATATTGTTTTTCAATTAAGTCTTTTATTTCACCAGATATTGTCTTTTTATCTGGAGTCATCATATTCCAAAATAGCTGGTGATTATATACCCCTCCAGCATTATTACGAATAGCATCTTTTTTAGATTTAGCTCTTTTAATTATTGATAGTAAATCTTGTTTATTTGTTGCAGGTAAAGCTGCGTTTAATTTTTTAACATAACCTTTATAGTGTTTGTTAAAATGTAGGTTCATTGTTTCAGCATCTATATAAGGTTCTAATGCATCTAATGCATAAGGCAATTTAACAGGTTTAATACCTTCAACACTCTCTAAAATTAAATCTGCTAATCGATCGTATTTCATAATATTATTTATATATAACCTAAACGATACAGCCTCAATAATTCTGGGTATACTGCACTATTAGAAACATCTGTAAAAGTTAAAGTACTAGTGTTCTTCATATTACCCGTTATTCTTACTGCTTTTCTATCTGATTTTCTAACAATAACTATATCACAAGAAGGGTTTTCAGAATTACCATCACTTCTATCTAATTCAAAATTATTAGAACCACCAGCAAATTGAGGAATAGTTATAGTGGTATCATCTATTGCACCATTATCTTGAAACTGCCAATGAATATAATAGCAAAAATAATCATCAACTGTACCAGCCCCGGTATTTTTTAAAGGTCTTATTCCTATAGGACGCGGTTGATCTTCCGTACCTAAACCTATACTAGATTCATTACCTAATATATTATAATTTTCTAAACCTATATAACGAGTAGTACTGTCTCCATACCAAGATATATCCCCAACATCCCCAGAGATTACTGCTACGTTGCTGTAATAAGTACTCACTTTTTCATACCACCCTTCTTTTTACCATCGGCATAGTTTTTTGAGAAAATTGTATAAATGAATTCATTTTTTAAGGAAGAGTAAGTCTTTGTAAGCTTTTTTACTTAGTTTCAAGTTATATACCATATTTATATCAGTAAACCTAAAACCTACATGCTCGTGACTTAATTTTATAAATCTCGATTTAAGTTTACTGTAAAAAATTACTCTTTTCGGTTTTTTGCTGAGAATACGTATCGGTATCATATCCACACCGGTCTCTTCTTTAAATTCACGCTTCGCTCCAGTTAATATATCCTCCCCTACTTTAATATGACCACCCGGTAATTCATACGTACCATCTTTATTCTGTAGGAGTAATAATTTACCCATGTAAATTGCTATAGTTTTTGCTGAAATACTCGAGTCATTAGCTGATCGGTTGTTTTCTTTAGTAAAATTAGGTAGAGACATATAAATATTTATAAATATTTATGACATGTTTGGACTTATTACAATGTTACTTACAACACTCGGCGCAACGGGTATGGGCTCGATGCTTAAGATTGTCGGTGGTCTCTTCGCAGGTATATCAGATGCTAAAGAAGCTAAAGCTAAAAGAGAGCTTGTTAGAGATATGCAAATGCAAAAAGCAGACCTTGAATTTCAAAAGGCTGTCTTTGGTGAAATGGATAAAGATACATCTGCTTTTACCAGGGGTACTCGTAGGCTCATTGCTCTTATCGGGATGTGTAACTTTTTCGTCATCTCAGTCCTCTGTACCCTCTGGCCAGGAGTCGAGCTCGTTACCTTTACCCCTCCCGAAAACAAAGAGTCGTTCAAAATCCTCTGGGGATTGGTTTCTTTCCCCTCAGGTGCAGACATTACCACCTCAATTACGACGGGGCACATTGCTTTGGTCTCAATCGCCACTTTGGGGGCGATAATTGGTTTCTACTTTACACCAGGAGGTAAGAGATGATAGGTGATATATTGACATTTATTGAAAAAGTTGGGTTACCTATTACAGCTGCATTAGCTGTTGGTTGGTTTTTATTTATAATTCTTAAGTTTATTTTGGCGCAAGTAAATAGTAGGATTTCAGGTTTAGGTAACTCTTTATTATCTTTAGAAAATAAAGTTGATGTAATGAATAATGATATTGTAAAATTGATGCTCTTTTTTCAAGTGCATTTAATGTTGAACCAAACCTTGATCGCATTGCAGCGAGCGAAGGTAAAGAAGATTGTAGAGACGATTAATTATGAGTGGTTACGAATTTTCACACTGGGCTGATATTATAACAAAATTTGGATTCCCTGTTATTGCTTTAATAGGTTTAGGTTCATTTATATGGTATATTTGGAAATGGGTAACTAATCAAGTTAACCCTTCTTTAGATAAAGCTGGAGCTTCTTTAGGTAAGCTTAAAAAACAAATACAAGCTCTAGATAATGATATGATAAGACTGGATATGAAATTAAAAATATTAATTCAAGAACGTCATATTATAGATAAAAATAGAAAAGAACTTATATCAGAGAAAGAAAAACCCCACTAACCGCAGCTAGTAGGGGGCTTAGATGCTCTATGAGACAATCTAAGGGGTGAAAAGGTATTTACTTCTTTGTTGAAGTACGTTTTCTCGTCTTCTTTACTTTTGCTGCTAGCTCTTTAGCTTCAGCTTCAGCTTTTGCAGCTAATTCAAGAGCATCTTTAACGATTTGCTCTGATTTTGCAGCATTATTGCGAAATACCAAGGCACCGACAATAAAACCTGCAACGAAGATTATTAATGTAATTAGAATATCCATAAGACAATTATTTAATCAAAAATATATGCATATTCAACAATAAATAATAGTATGGATAAAACAGAATTAAAAAATCTCTCTAAAATTGAGCTAGAAGAGTTAGGTATAACAAAAGGGGTTAAGTTAGATATAAGGCTTACTAAATCAAAACTAGTTAATCAAATATTTGATTTATTTAAAAGCTCTAAACCTAAAGTAACGAGGAAACTTACATTCCGTGAACGGTACCTACTGGAAAAGAGTAAGTAATTGAGTAGATTTTAATAAATAATAATATGAGCATTCTATCTTTTAACAATCAAGGTAACTTTTCCGGTAATTTAGATATTGACGGGTTTAACGTTGCAACGTTTAGTAACGGTCTTACAGTAGATCAACAGAAATCAGCGCTAGCTTTCGACGGTAATGCTAGTTTGGAAACTACAACTGCAGTACCAGCATCCGGTACTTTTGAAGGAGCTATTTATACAATGGATATTGACCAAGGGTATAATGGTCAAGTATTCACTATCATTAATAAAGATAGACTTTCAACACAATTTACATTTAATTCTGCCGTAGAAGGTCAAACATTCGGAGCGGCAAGTTATGATAGTACAGGACCTGAGCTTCGTAGATTATACACTCTCGGATACGTTTAAGTTATATCTTTAAACATTTAAAAGCCGTAATTTAAATTACGGCTTTTTTTTACTTTTTAGATTTTGAATCACTCGTCTTCCAGTAATACTCATCAGTATCGCCGAGACGGTATTGATAACCATTCTCAACCTGATAGTATTCTGTACTTACTTTAAAGTCAGGCATCTTTGGCTCTGAGGGTGTAAGAGAATTGTCATAAACTCTCATCCTATTATTAGGATATAATGCATATTGTCCATTCTCAAGCTCAATACAATTAAACGATTTATGTTCTTCTGGTACTTCTGCAGTTGAGTAATCGATATTATCAGGGTCTGAGTGGTAGTTATCCAGTGTAAACATATACGTACCTTTTAGTACTTCATGACTCCGAGTAAAAACTTCAAAGTCCATAGATCCTATAAATTGTTTAAATATTGCCGTAACCCCATAATCCATGCAATTCCAAAACTGTAAATCCTGCAATGGTAGATCTGGTGATGGTGTTTCAGGTGATGATACAAACGCTGATATCGGCAGCTTATCATATAATGCTCCATACTCTGGTAAATATGTCTCAAAATAGAAAGCTCTACCAGGTAGTGATTTAGCACTAACCCAGTGACCTTCAACGAACTCCCCGTGACCTTCCTTACCATCGTATAGATACTCTTTACGAATATATACTTTTGTGCTAGGTAGGTTACATATTAACTCACTCATAATTTAAACTTTCAAAGCCATATCCCAGATGACTAATTGCAATCTCGGGCTAAACTTAAGTGTATGTTTTTTACATAACTCGGCTACCATTGCAGATTTAGCAGTATGCTCTTCTCTACTACCACAGCAAGGCATCAACCAAACTCTTTCGCGACTAACTAAACCATTATCAATATATTTCTCAAATAGTTCC